CGATTATCAGTCGAATGCTTTACCAACTAAGCTATGTTTCCTTGGTATTCCTAACGGGATTCGAACCCGTGCTGCCACCTTGAAAGGGTGGTGACCTAACCGCTAGTCGATAGGAACAAAATGGGTTGCTGTCTCTTCCCTTTACCTTTCCTCAATTCACATCCCGAAGAGCACGGGCAGAGGAAATTCCGATTTTTCACAACCATAGTTACTAGCTAGGTAACGGAAGTGTTTTTCATATCGGGCAGCAACCCAACGACCCATACGGGATTCGAACCCGTGATCTCCACCGTGACAGGGTGGCGTGATAGACCGCTACACTAATGGGTCAAGGTGGGAGGAACAGGATTTGAACCTGTGAAGGCAGAGCCGTCTGATTTACAGTCAGATTCCTTTAACCACTCGGAAATCCTCCCGAACAGTTTATGTTTAGAGACCGAACTGCGGCGGTCTATGGGACATCTCGGATTCGAACCGAGGACTAACCGGTTAAAAGCCGGATACTCTACCGCTGAGTTAATGTCCCAAAGAGTTAAATTTTCAAGGTTCGAATCGTGGTCTCTCTCGACCACTTAGCTAGAATACCACCGTTCGGTCTCTTAGGATGGACTGGTGGACACTTAAGAAACTGTCACAGACAACAAAAAAGGGGAGGAAACTTTTGGTTTCTCTCCCCTGTCTTTTGCTTTTATGGATTACATCTTACATATGTCTTTCCATGTCAGCAAACAGGGGAGTACCCTCGATATGCCAATAGCGGCAATCAAGAATGTTAATCTGTTTGTTGTTCATTTGAAAAGACATTGTTTTCGACCTAAGTGATTTATTTATAAGACTTTTTTGTTAAAAAGTCAAACGCCTCAGGTTGGATTCGAACCAACGACTAACCGCTTAGAAGGCGGATACTCTAGTCCACTGAGTTACTGAGGCATGTTTAGTATGTAGTTATTATAGTGGGGGAGAAGTTTTTTGTCAACCCCTCCCAACCTATTCTATTGTATCAAACTTCTACCGTGATCAGTCGGTTGGCATAATCATGTGCATATGATGTACGAGCACCATGATGCCCCCAACCAATCCAACTATACGCATAGTCCATGTAACGATTGATAGACTTACCAGGAGTTTTCATCCTGTCCTCTATTCGTTGCCATTGGATTTCAGTCGTTAGATAACGAAGTTGCGTATGAAGTTCTGATGGCGAACCACCATACTTCTTAGCAAAATCACCCAATCCATAATAACGATTGGCAGATGTCCATTGAATCAGTCCGTAACCGCGACCGCAGTTACTCCAACTGGTTCTGCTACCACCTTCGCAAATGTTAGGCACGAATGTTGATTCCTGTCTAATATTGCCCATGATAGTAGCAAGGGCGTTTCTGTCTTTAATACCACGATCTTGGAAATAATCCAAGGCGACATTCTCTTGTTCATTACACCCTTTACAAATTAGCCTTTTCTCTTTTAGTTTTGGTAATGCAACCTCGCGGATTGCTGTCTTCTGACCATTAACAAGATCAAATTCCTTTATAATAGAAAAGGGCACTTGTTCCTCAACTGGAGGTGGCGGCCCTTGCATCTTGTAATTCTGGAATGGCAGTGTTGCCGTGTTGGTTGTAACCATTGCCACGAGAGGAACGGCTACAGTAAAGAAGTTAAGCATTAAAATTAATTGAACTCTACATCCGTATAGAAAGGGGGTACACCCAATTTTCAAAGGGCACTTTCCACGGCTCTAATTGTCACTTCAAAGTCTCATGACGAAGATCATTATAAGTGATTATTTAGTTTTGTTACTAAAGATCACTTATTTGTTTCTTGAATCGTTTCTCTGAACTCCTCATAAACTGCACAAGCATTCAAATAGTCACCAATGTCAGCTAGATAATGAATTCGGTCAATAATACTATCTTTTAGATCTTCAACATTTTCAATCAGTTGGTTTTCCATGAAAGTAATCCTTCCTGTAGTAACGACCAAGAACATTACTATTGTAGTATCTCGGTTCCCCTGTGTCAAGGGCCTCCGTCAGGACATTGTTTAAAAATAATTGACGAGTCTCTTCGTAATTCGTTTTACCTACAGTATCATGTAGAGATATAATTGTTCTTTTAAACTTATCCTTTCCAAACTTCTTTACATCTTCTTTGAGTTCTGGACAGGATCCGTAATATTTTTTCCAATCAGACTCTGATTTACTTCTTCTAGTAGCACCTTTTTTCTTTCTGAAGCTCCAGAAATATTTCCTACCAAAGTAACTCCGATTATTTTCAAGGCAGTCAATACGATAAACAAAACCAAAATGATCTTGAATATAATCAGACTCAAAAACCTCTCCATTGTAGAGCCAAGGATTTTCATAACTCATAAAGCTCTAAAATTATATGAGCCTTATTTATCCTTTGAACCCCGACAGAGTTATTTTACCCATAAAAAAAGAGTCCGTCAAGCGGACTCTTGAATTATTTTAAATTGTATCAGCGAACATTCTTAGCATACCACTTTTCAAAATCTTCTCTACGCTTATCACCTCTTGGTGGCATAGGAGTTTTTTCACCGCGAACATGACCATACTTTTTCTCATGTTCTTTCTTTTCACCCTCTTCATGTTTTTCTGGGTTTTCACGAGATTCTTGAGCTTCATCCAATTCGACGCCATAAGACTCTAGAATGGACGTTCTCCACTCTTCACTCATGTTGATCATGATGACCATTGCACCCTCTTCTGAGTCCGCATAACCTTCGTCTAGAAGATGTCCTTTGACTAGATCGAAGATATCTACATCAGCAGCAAGATTGACTCCCTTTTTAGCAAGGTCAAAACCTGTCTTTGCAGTTGTAGGTGATGGAGACTTAGGAGCAGGAAGTCTATCCTTCATATCTTTCATGAGAGGATTGGTAGTTGCACTTGTTCCTCTTGTACGATCTCTTTCCGCTTTTGCAGCAGCTAGTTTTGGATTTGCTTTTGCCCACTGATCCATTGGAGATCCTGCAGGTTTTGCTGGTGCAGTTGGTTTTGCCGCTGCGGTTGGTTTTGCAGCCGCTGTTGCAGGCGCTGGTCTTGAAGCAGCAGGTGTCGAAGTTGGTCTTGCTGGCGCAGGCTTTGTTGGAGTTGGTTTTGTTGCAACGGGTTTTGATGGTGCAGCAGGTTTTGGTTTATTACCACCCGATAATCCTCTGGAAAATCCTTCTCCTGCTTTGGATCCAAGATAACCCCCAGCAAGGGCTCCAAGAGGTCCACCAACAGCACCTAGAGCTCCACCAAGAACTCCACCCGCTACTTTACCTACATTCAGTTCATCAAGTTGTTCGGAACTCTCATTGAGTTCTTCTAAATCCGAATCAATTTGATAAATTGAAGCATATGATTCATACAAACCTTTAATTTGTTCTGACATTTTATTAAATAGAAAACGTTTCCTATTTTCTATTTATAAAAAAAGGGGGTCCTAAGACCCCCCTACTTGATTATTTTGCGACGTTAGTTGATTGAACTTGTTGAACAGTTGGTTCATTAAGTGTAATGACTGTTCCGCAAATAGCAAGAGAAATAACAGTAACAAAAGAACCGATAAGAGCAATTTTAAATGTATCTGTGGAGAGAAGGTTAGTCATAATAAAGTTGGTGAAACAACTCGTATACTAACCAATTCCCATTTTTTTGTCAAGGGCTAATCCCTTATCTGACGACTTGCGCTCCAACTTTTCTACTGACAGCAAGTTCATTTCCTACTGCTCTACCAACTTTTTGTGCAGCTTTACCTGCACTCTTAACTGCACCACCAACTGCTTTTGCTCCTGCTCTTGCAGCACCACCAGCTGCTCGTCCTACTGCACCAGCAGTTCTACCTGCGGCTTGAGCTGCTCTTACTCCAGTTCCTACTGCTGTTTGTGCAGCAGTCTTAACTGCTTTCGCAACAGGTGTTGCAACTCTTCTTGCTGTAGATCCAGCAGCTTGTCCCGCTTTTTGTGCTACATTACCCGCTGCACGTCCTGCGCGAACTGCGGTTCCAACAGCAGTTTGTCCTACTGCTTTTGCTGCACCACCGACTGCTTTTGCTGCTTTACCTGCTGCAGAGACACCCTTATCTAAAGCTCCTGCACCAGATCTTACTGCTCCTGCACCAGCACTAGCAACTTTTTTTGCACCACCGATTGCTTTACTTGCAAGATCTCCAAAAAATCCTTCTTGTAGAATAGAAGAATCTAATAGTTCTTCAGCAACAAGGATCTCATCAATCCAATTTTCATTCATAGCCGACATGATGATCTGAGCATCATCAGTGTTTTCCGCCATTCCTACGTTGACTAGATGTTCGGCAACAACGAAATATGCATTTGTAATAAACTCTTCAGTAAGAACTTCTTCCCAAAGATAATCTTCCCAAATTAAATCTTCTTCAATTAATTCTGGGGTTTCATAAACTTTAGAATAAGCTTCGACTAGGGCCTTGACTTGATGTGATTCCATGTTAGATACAATATATCGGTTTTGTATGATATTATTTATCGCTTACGTGACTTTAATGACAATCAATACCTTCAAACACTGGAGAACATATTCTCATGGGAGGTGAAAGTTTCTTGCAGTCTTCGGTATAACATAAAGTCTCATCATTTTTTTCATCCATATATTTTGGTTTATATTTTTTATTCGTCTCTTCAATGATATGATCATACTCTTTCGTGACATTACTTATAGCCTTATCCACATCTCTTTCGATTCTTCTACCAAGTTTTTCTGGATCATTGACAATAAAATCATTTAAGATATCAATTTTCAAAGTCCTTTGAATCTCGTCTAACAAATCCCAAAGTTTTGATTCTGAAATCTTGGTACATGAAGAAAAAGATGTTATAATGGCTGATAAAACCACTCCAATTACTGCGTATTGAACTATAGTTGGTTTCTTTTTACCAAAATTAAAATTAAACTGCATGGTAATAAGTAGTTCTATTACTACTTATAAGAACCAATAAATATAAAAATAGGGAAAGACTGAGGAAAATTAATGTCTAGACTCGGGATCAGCACTGGTAATAACCCAAATGATGGTCAGGGGGATCCATTAAGAGTTGCAATGGGTAAAATCAATAGCAACTTTTTAGAAATATATAATACAATTGGAAACGGATTTGATCTTGTAAGTTATGCAAGTACCGCAGGAATATCAACACTTGCACAAAATTTAACAGGTTCTCCAAGAATTAATGTCAGTGGTATCTTAAACACTGGTATTACCACAACAGAACATATTGAAGTAAGAAATATTAAATCTACGGGAGTAGTTACTGCAACTCAATTTGTTGGGGATGGTTCACAACTTACTAACGTAACTGCACTTGTTGGTGGTCTTGAAGTTTTAGATGATAGTGTAAGAAAGGGAGTCGCAAGAGAACTAAACTTTGGTGAAAATATTATATCTACAGGCCCAGATGGAGTTGGAAGAGTAACAATCTCAGTTCCCTCCATTGTTGCATCAGCTACATATGCAGATAGTGCTGGTATTTCTAGTTATGCAGATGTTGCTGGTATTGCAACTATTTCCATAAATGCTGGATTTGCAGAGACAACAAATACAAGTAATTACTCATTTGTTTCAGGAATTTCTAGTTACTCAGATTTTTCTGGTATTGCAACTCAATCTTCAATTTCTGGATATGCAGATGTATCAGGTATATCTACAATAGCTTTTGGAATCACTGGAACACCTAACATTGTAGTTGGAGTTGTAACCGCAGATTCCTACAACGGATCTGGATCCAGATTAACTGGAGTTATTACCTCACTAGTTGCAGGAGTAAATATAAGTATTTTGCAGTCCGCTGGTATTGCTACAATAAATGCTATTGGAGGAGGAGGAGGCGTTGGAGAAAGTTATTGGTCATCTGACGTATTAGGTATCCATACAACAAAAAAAGTCGGTATTAATACAACATCATCAGATAATTACTTTGGGTTATATGTACGTGAAGGAATTGATGTTGAAGGATTCAGTATAATCAATAATGTGGGATTTAGGACCACTAATAACGGATTATTTAACAAATTCTTGATGCCAAATTTCCAAAACACAGTAGGTGGTGCTGGCAATGGATATTTCAGCGCAATACAAGATAACCAATTAAATGACGAACCATTTGAAATTCGTTATTCTGGTAAGTTTACGAGAACCTTACAAATTGGTACATCTTTTTATTCTAGGGATGGTAATCCAGTTCTTTATCCCAATGTTTTCATAGATGGCGGAAAAGCCACAATTTCAGTGGGCGCTGCTATTACAATAAATGGCCAAAGTGGAATAATTACAGCACCAACTTTTAGTGGCAACCTAGAGGGAAATGTTACTGGCAATGTTACAGGAAATGCTACAGGCCTTGCGGGCACTCCAGACATAACACTCGGAATTGTTACCGCAACAAGATTTGAAAGCCTACCTGCAGGAACTCCTACTATCGGTGCAGCAACTTCTATTAAACTAGATACAATAACGGTTGGGGTGAGTACCGATTTAACTGTGGGGAGAAACGCAAATGTTTCTGGTGTTGTAACTTCAACTGGAGGTTTTATTAGCGTTGGAAATACAACCCCGATACAAATCTCACTCGTAGGTAATCAACTAACCTTCACGGCAGTAGGAATAGGATCAACTACTTTAACTTTATTCTAAGAAGATCATGGAATCTGAAAACAAAAAACAATACGATTATTCATTTCATAATGATCAAATTGGATTGGGGATAGAGTATCCTACAGAACTAAATGCAAAAAAACTATATGCGGTTGGATGTTATTCTGCAGAAGACTGGGAATATATTCATGAAGTTTTAATTCGAGATGGAACTCTCGAAGATAATATACCGTGTGAATGTGTGGAGTGTATAGATTACAAAGAACACAGTCCCACAAGGGCAGTTTACTTATTGAATGATGAAGAAGCTAAGGAACTCCGTAATCATCCGAGAGTGCAATATGTACATGAAAACTTTGAAAGTTATCCTCAAAAATATAAAGCACCACCAGAAGAACTGAAGTTTAGTGCTCTCAGAAACTATAGATATGAGACCCCGACAAAGCAATATAGAAACTGGTTTGATAATAATCAACTTCCAACTTCACCAAACAGTTCGGATTTGAATCGAAGTGGTTATCAACTTTTTAGATGTGTGAACAAAGAGAATCCTTGGCACACTGGACTAAGTACAGGTTCAAATCAAATTCTTTCAGATAAAATTCAATATTATGGTGATGGATCAGATGTTGACGTAATTGTTGGAGATGAAGGATTTTGGATAGGTCACGTAGAATTTCAAAGTAACGCAACAGGAGGGGGTCCAACAAAGTATATTGGTGGAAATGTATTGAAAAGTGGATTTTCAAATTCTTCAACTACAGGGACTTGTGATATTCTGGATCTAGTTTTAGATGCACCATATTACATAGACCCAGAATGGTTTGAGTCTTCACCTAGTACAAGATTAATAACTCGTTGGGATGGAACAAAAGTTCCTGTCGAAAATGTTGCAAGATCTTGGTGGGGAGATTCTTCTCAAAGATCTGTTGGATTTTCTACGATAGGAATCGTAGGAGTCACTACAAATTATACTAGAGTTTCTTGTTTGGGAAGTAACACAGCTAGACCAACTAATGGCACCGACCATGGAACAGATTGTGCTGCAAATACTTTTGGAAGAACTCAAGGATGGGCATTTAATTGTAACAAATGGGTCATAAACGCTTATGGAAATAGTGGGTCTGACATAGAACAGTATTTTAATATAATGAAATTGTTTCATTTATATAAACCTATAAATCCAAAATATGGAACAAAAGATCCCACAATTAGTAGTAACAGTTGGGGATATCGTTCAACATCTCATAGAACTAATGGATCTTATTTCCATAGAGTAGGTCTTAATACTTTAGGTCTTGGGATAGGAACAAGTTATACATCATCATCACTCCCAAACTTTATGAGGTACGTGGGAGTATATGGGGATGGAAATAGAATGAAAGGTGAACACCTGCCTAATTCATATCTATCTGCCGGAGAAGAGTTAATAGATGCAGGAGTTATTTTTGTTGCAGCTGCGGGCAACAGTAACCAAAAACAAGTAAGTTCTGATCATCCGGATTATAACAATTTCTGGAGTATTGTTGGTGGAGATTTGGGGATTACTGGACTAGCATTACCCAATGCAGAACTTCCAGGAACTACAAATTTTTCTGCACAGAGCAATACTTCTAAAAGAATTATTACCAATGGAAGCAGTGGTATTGTAACAAGTATAACGAATAGTTTATTGGGAGCTGGATCTCTTACATCATCAACAACTCCATCAGTTGGAAATAATGACGATGGATATTGGATTTTAACTTTACCCTTTAGTATTCAGTTTGGGGGTCTTACTACAAACGTAATTTATCCAGGAACTAATACATACATTACTTTTGGTGGAGGATCGCAGGTTTATAGTGGATTGAGTTTTAGTAATCCACCTTTCCACAAAATTATGATGTCCTGTGCAGATAATTCTTGTCAAAGATTATACTATGGTGTAGAAGGATCTACTCCCAATAGAACTTATAGAATAAGATATGAAGGAAATGCTTCTACAGGTGGAGTTTTAGGATCACCTGGGATGGTTTATGAAGCTGTTTTTTATGAAAATTTACCTACAAAAATTGACATCCACATGGGTGTCAACAATAGATACTCTTCTGGTTTAGGTTCCGCATCTAGTTTTTATGCCTCAACTCACGATGAATTTGGAGTCACTGCATATAATTCAACAAATAGAAGAGGATTTCCACAACAACTCGGTAAATTTATTGGAACAGATGGAAATGTTGTTTATCCTGTAATTAATATTGGAGCTCTTGATGATTCCTTTGATCCAGGAGGTAAAGAGAGGAAAGTTACTTATAGTGATATGGGTAATGAAATAGACTGTTATGCCCCCGCAGATGGCACATTAACAGCACAAGCTCCTGTTGGGACCTACCTCAGAGCAGATATCTATCCGGGACTTACATTAACGCCATATGATGGCAAATTTAGTGGAACTAGTTCGGCATGTCCCGTTGCTTGTGGGTTAATTGCAACTAAATTGCAATTTAATAGAGATTGGACTTGGTTAGATATACGAAACTGGTTGAAGACAGTTGTTGATGATGCTAATACTGATCAATTTTATACTGGAACTGAATCCACGACTGCAACTGATGAGAATTGGATTGATGTGAATAGTTTAGAAGGTGGGAGACCCATAGTAATATGGGATGCTTTAACTGGAAATGAACCAGAAGGATATAGTCTTAGAATTTCTGGTGCATTTACTTTAAGTGGGATAACCATACAATAAAATATTTTGTAAATTCCTAAATAAGCTGCCCAAAAAATCATAAGAACAATGAAAAGATTATTTCTTGTCTTTTCGTTATTCTTCGCTATCCCAGTTAATGCTGCTGAAATTACATCAAAAATTACTGATTCCGTTCAATTGAAAGTTGATGGTGCTGCAGTTCAATCAACCCGAATCGGTGCTTCCTATTCCGCATCAGGAACCAATATCCAATCTACATCCTTTGGTGGTGTTGGTGGTGCTGGAACCTATGATATCAATACTCCAGGTCAAGCATTTAGTTTCTCAGAAACTATCAATGCTGCTGATACTCCTGTTACTACTCAAACAGTTACTAATGGTGTTATTGGAACACCAAATCTCTATGGAGATAGTGTAACTCAAGTTGGTGGTGAGAAAGGAACTCTTGCAGGTACTCTTTCCCCAACTGGTGTTCCTACTGTTACTGCTGGTGGTGCAGGAACAAGTGCTACTGCTCAAAGATCCATTGAGTTAAGTGTATTCAAATGAGACATTTAACTCCCGCTTTGCTTTTAGCAACGGGAGTCATTTGTACTCCCGTTTATGCTGAGAGTGTTGTGCCTAATTTTACTAGAGGTACAATCAATGCAACCACAGAATCTACAACAAGAATTGTAGAAGCAATTCGTCAAGTTGAATATACTACTGGCGAATCTTATACTGTAACTGGTACGAACATCAACATTCCTGGAAATCCTCAAAGGGGTGCTGGTTATTCGATTATGACGCAAGGTGCAGT